CCAGAGATTATGCAACTTTTCATGTGAATATTGTCTGCCTTTACCACATCCATAATCCAACACAGTTTTTGCATCATAGGTTTCTATCAATGCAGCTATTTTACTGGCATGTGGATGAAAACTGTTGCCAGGATATTTGCTTTCATCTTTGTGATATTCTCGATATAATTCAATATACGCTTGTTTTGTATTCATCCAAAAATTCCTTGTATGTTTGGGTTGGTAAATCACTTTCAATTGATCTAGGTGTTAAGAAAAGGATTTGATCTGTTCTGCCGACAACCGCTTTGTAAAAGCTAACTCTAAAATTATCATATACTTTGGGCCGAGGACCAGCTGGTCTCCAGCTATAAGTGTAAGAAGTTTGATGGCCAAATCCAAATATACCATCTGCACCTGCTACAATAACTTTATTATTATATAAATTTAACGCTAAGTCAATCGCATAACTGCCACTGTCATTGCCAGGCCAGGATTGTGTTTGCCAACCCCATGTTCGATATCGGGGCAATTTGGTATAACGATTCATAAACTGTTTTGTTTCATTATTGACTTCTTCTACAACACGAGCATCAGCGCACACTAAATGTGTAAGTGGCCAATCTCGATAAGCATAATTACAACCAAATACCGCATTATCTGCAAAATCAAAACCTTTTAACGCTTGATTGCTCAATCCATTTAGTATTACGTAGGTATACATCACAACGCCTTTTTTGATACTTATAAATATGATACGGACGGAGAAAATGCCATGAGTGGAACACAAGAAAATCGAGAGCGTATTATCAAGATTGAAAAAGATATTGAAAGTATCAAAAACAATCATCTCGCTCATATTGAGTCAGATGTGGCTAGTTTGCGTAAAATCGTAGAAAAGGTTGATAATCGTATCTGGTGGATTGGTGGCCTAATCATAGCAGGCGCTGTAGGGAATATGTTTTTCTAATGGCAAGAAGATTAAACAAACCATATAGAACACCAGGCGGACCTAAAAAGTTCGCTGTTAACGTAAGAAATAAACAAACAGGACGCATTAATGTTGTAAGATTTGGTGATCCTAATCTAAATATCAAACGAAACGATCCAGCTCGTAGAGCAGCCTTTCAAGCAAGGTTTGGTAATCGTTTTAGGAACCTAAAAGGACAAAAAAATTTAAGCCCATTATATTGGAGTTGGCAGGCATGGCAGCCTGGCACCAAATGGGTGTGAGTGAGAGTGACACATGCCTATTCGTAAAGTAGACAGCAAATATTATTGGGGTTCGAGAGGCCCTTTTAGCACAAGACGCAAAGCAGAGAGCGTAGCACGAGCAGCGTATGCTTCAGGATATACGGGAGGTTCTACTATGGCAATGAAGCCTAAAAAGAAGAAGTCAAAAAAGCGTAGCAGATAATGAAGTTTAGAGGATCAAACTGTAAGGTAGATTGCGGTGGTCACAGAGCTGGATTTAGATATGCTGAAAGAGGTGGAAGAAAAAGATCTCCACATAGTCCTAGCTTCAATAGAGGCATGAAAATAGGACAAAAGGCAGTTAAAGCTAGACGCCAACGCCGTAGAAAGAGCAGATAATGCCATTAAGCCAAGCACAGCAAACAATATGCGATGATGAAAGTCGCTTTAGAGTAGCGGTTTGTGGACGACGTTTCGGGAAAACTTATATGAGTGTTCGTGAAATGGCACGTTTCGCACGTTTCAATAATCGCAAAATATGTTATATTGCACCCAGTTATAGACAAGCTAAACAAACTATCTGGAATGATTTAAAAAGCAGACTCAGCAAACAACGCTGGATTAAAAAAGTTAATGAAAGCGAACTAACTATCACGTTAGTTAATGGTAGTCAAATAATGTTACGCAGTGCTGACAACTATGACAGTATGCGTGGTTTAGGTTTGGACTTTGTAGTATTTGACGAATTTGCAGATATTGCACAGGAAACCTGGACAGAAGTAATACGCCCAGCATTATCAGATAGACAAGGTCATGCATTGTTTATTGGCACACCCAAAGGTATGGGTAACTGGGCAAAGGATTTATGGGATCAAGGCCAAAACCCAAACTTTAATGATTGGAGTAGTTACCAGTATACAACATTGGATGGTGGCAACGTTGAAGAAAGTGAAATAACGGCAGCCCAACATGACTTAGATGAACGCACCTTCCGACAAGAATATATGGCCACGTTTGAAACCTATGCTGGTGCTGTATATTATGCATTTGATAGAAGTCAATTATATGATAATCGAAATTTTGATCCGCCACTTGATGATAGAGAAATACTGCACATTGGCATGGACTTTAACACCAATCCAATGGCAGCAGTTATCAGTGTTAAACGTGGAGACAGACTCTATGCAATAGATGCCATCGAAATGTATGGTAGTAACACACAGGAGATGTGTGATGAAATCAAATCAAGGTATGGGAAACGGAGGATATTTGTCTATCCCGATGCTAGTGGCGGTAATAACAATACTAAGGGCACAAGCGACCATAACATTTTACGACAAAACGGATTTGAGGTTCGTTCGCCAAATCGTAATCCACCCGTTAGAGATAGAATAGCTGCAGTTAACAGTGCTTTCAAAAGCTCGAATGGGCAAGTTCGCTTGATGCTAAATAATACATGTAAACGATTAATCGAATGTGTTGAAAAACAAACCTATAAGGGTGATACACGTGCGCCCGACAAAAATAGTGGGTTTGATCACCTTGTCGATGCTCTGGGATATTTGGTTGTGTATCATTTCCCAATCAGGCGTCCAGTCCTCGAGGACTCAACAACAGTGTTCGGACACTTTTAGGAATAGAAAATGCTTACTGAAAAAGAGATTAAACAGGTTCATCCAGAATATAGCGAATATGCAAAGCATTGGGATTATTACTATCGCAGCTATATCGGTGGTGAAGAATATCGTGAGGGAGCATACCTTCGCAAATATCTGAATGAAGATGCTGCACCAGGTGATCAATACGGACAGCGATTAGTTAACACCGCATTACAAAATCACGTTAAGTCGATTGTGCATATCTATCGTTCATACCTATTTAGAACAAGCCCAACAAGAACGTTGAGCAATCTTGTAGAGCAGCCAGATGTAAAAGCATTCTTATATGATGTAGACCTTAACGGCACAGACATGAATGCTTTCATGAAAAAAATCCAAGATAGTTTAATGGTTTATGGCAGCATGTGGGTTGTTGTTGACAGACCTGCATATCGCACACTTACACGTGCAGAAGAATTACAATTAGGTATTCGTGCTTATGCCAATACCTATGTGCCAAGCAATGTATTGGATTGGGAATACACCCCAACAATTACAGGCAAAAATGAATTAACATATTTAAAACTAATCGAACACAGTGGCGAAAATGAAGATCAAATCCTTGTATGGTATCCAGATCGCATTGAACGCTATTGGGTAGAGAAAAAAGGTTTTAAACAAAAGGTCGTAAGCAAAGGATCAATTGGTGCTTATGATTATGCATATGATGATCAAATTGAATATGGTAAAATCAATCGTGCAGAGCAATATGTAAATCCACTGGGTTATATTCCTGCATTTAGAATTACAACAGATGATGGTCACAGTCAGATTGCAGATATTGCTGACACTCAGCGTCAAATCTACAATAGACTAAGTGAATTAGAACAAGCAATTCGCATTTCAGGCCATCCCACACTTGTTAAAACATCAGATACGCAGGCAGCGGCTGGAGCAGGTGCTATTATCACAGTTCCTGAAGATCTTGCGGCAGATAAGAATCCATATCTGCTCCAGCCGAGTGGCGCTACAATCCAAAGCATTCTAGACAGTATCTCAATGGATGTAGAAGCTATCGATAAGATGGCGCATGTTGCAGGTATACGTGGCACTGTAGGCACACCAATGAGTGGTGTGGCGCTACAAACTGAAATGCAAATGCTCAATAGTAGACTTTCAGATTTTGCTGAAATTCTACAAGAAGCAGAATATAAAATATGGGAATTGTTTACAGATTGGCAAGGACTTGAAGCAGATCAAGATTTTGCAATTGAATATGAAAACACTTTCGATATTAGAGATAAGCACAGCGATTTAGAACTACTCCGTAAAGCAAATGAGTTTGTTACTGTGCCTATGCTACAAAAGGAAATTCAAAAACAGGTTGCCAAGCTATTGGTTGAAGATGAAGTAACATTGAATCAGATATTAACGAGTATCGACCAACCTGTCATGAATAACAGTGTTGTTCATCCAACACAAACACCGGACACTGTGCTAGAGCACATTGAAGAAATGATTAGTCAAGGCTTTACAGATGAGCAAATCAAGGTTATGCACCCTGAGATTGTTGATGTTGTAATTCAGCGTTTACGAAATCAATAAATACTAACACTACTCAATAGGAGGTAACGGGACAATGACCGATAACACATTGGTAACAGATGATGCAATGACTGGTGATGCATCCGGCACTGTAGAGTTCAACCAGGACCAGGCTCAAGAGCAACGCACATTTACTCAAGAAGAAGTAAATGCGATGATTGCAAAAAGAGCAGAAAAGATGTTGCGCCAAAAGATTGGTGACATCGATGTGGAAGAATATCGAGAACTAAAAGCTATGAAAGAGAAAGCTCAGAAGGATGAGCTTATCAAAAAGCAAAAGTTTGAAGAAGTTCTGAAGCAACAAAAAGAACAATACGATGGTGAGGTTCAAAAACTACGCAGTCAGCTAACTAGCATCAAAGTAGATGGTGCTGTTCTAGATGCCGCAAGCAAGTATGGTGCTGTAAGCCCAAGCGATGTTGCATCATTAATGAAGAACAGCATTAGGTTAGATGAAACTGGCAATCCTGTAATACTAGATAGCAATGGAGATATTCGCTATGATATGTCAACAGGTGAACCATTAAGCGTAGAATCAGCGGTAAAAGAGTTTCTAGATCAGAAGCCCTATTTCCGTGCAGCAGGCCCAGCTGGCGCAGGTAGTAAGCAAAACGCACAACCTGCAAAAACTGAGCAACTTGCACTAAAAGATTTGGATATGAAAAATCCAGAACATCGCAAGATTTATGCTGAAATGATGGATCCTCGCAGAACACGTAAGTTCTACGCATCTTAATAAGGATTTTAAAAGATGGCAGACGAAATTGACACAGGCGTTGGCTCTGGCGTTCTATACGAGAACATCAGCCAAGCCGCACAATATGTTTTCAATGAAAACGCTATGCTTCGCAACCTGGTCACTGTATACGATATGACAGGAACTCCAGGTCTTACTGCAAGCATCCCACTATGGCCAAAAGCAAGTGCTGTAACTGCACTTACTGCAGGCGCAGACCTTTCAAACGACAGCGCACTAGCAAGTGTGACTGCAGTAGACATCACTGCAGCTGAATACGGTAACATGGCAACTATCCAAGACATCGTTATCGAAGCAAGCCCAAGCGATGTTGGTGCAGACGTAGGTCGTCAGCTTGGTGCAGCTCTTGCACAAGCAATGGACGAAACTATTGTTGATCTATTCAGCAGCTTTACAGCAAGCGAAGGACCAGGTGCTGGTAACGAACTAACTGTTGAGCACATTCTAAAAGCAGCAGCACAACTACGTGCAAACAGTGTTCCTATGCAGGGACTAGTTGCTGTTCTACATCCATATGCAGCTTATAACCTTAAGAAAGGTTTCCTAAATGCTGGCGGTGACTTTGGTGCAAGCCCTGATCTTGCTAACACTGTTGCTCGTGAATACTTCGTAGGCCGTATCGGTGGTATCGATATCTACGAAAGTGCAAGCATTGACCTAGGAAGTGCTCCATTCAACTCAACTGGTGCAGTATTCCACCCAGCTGCGATCGGTATGGCTCTTAAGCGTGACATTCGCATTGCTCTACAGCGTGATGAATCACTTCGTGGTTTTGAAGTTGTTGCTAGTGCAGCATGGGGTGCAGGAATTATCGATAACGTAAAAGGTGTTAAACTAATTTCTGATGCAAATCTCTAATTGATATAAAAGGATAAACCGATGGCATTCGCTACTACTGCAGACTTAATTGAATACATTCCAGACATTACTAATCATGGTATTGGTAATTTCGATGATCAACTTACCAAAGCACAAACAGACATCGAAAAGATGATTAAAGTGCGTTGGTTCGATCAGGAATATCAAAGTAATACAATTTACCGTCTGCATAGAGTTGGTGCGGCATGGGACGCAACTAAGTTAGATGAAACACAGTGGACCAAGTGTTGTGTTTACAGAGCACTTGCAAACTACATCTTTCCAATGTTGAGTAACTTCCGTCCAGAAGGCGATGCTTTCCGTGAGCAAATCAACTTTTATCGTGAAAAGTTCAACGAAGAAATGGACTTAGAATTCGGCTTCGGCATCAAGTATGATTCAAATGATGATGGCACTTATGCCGAAGGCGAAACACATGAATTTGTGCAGGATAGGTTGATTAGATGAGCAAGCGTGAAGACATTGCTGAAGATATTGTTAGAACACTAAAGCAAATCACCAGCCCAAGGTTAGGCATGGTGACTAGAGAACCGATTGTTATCAGTGAAATTAGTCGCCAAGCTATCCCGGCAGTGTATGTTGAAAGTGCTGACGAAGAACGTGAACAACTTACTACTGGTAGTGCACGTTTGGGAAGAATATCTTATAACTTGGATATTTTAGTTAGTTCGGACATGAGAGATACTGATCGTAACAGATTGGTAGAAGCAATTGAAGAAGAACTAGAAAAAGATGTAAGACGCAATAACCTAGCCCTAGATGGTGAAGTTACTATTGTTGAAGTTATCGATCCAGGTGAAGCAGTGCCATATGCTACAATGCGTATAGTTTATCTTGTGACATATCGCTATGAGAGAGGAGCAACGTGATGAAACACACTTTAGTTAAGATGACTAATCCCCAAGGTGAAGTTATTGAAATTGCCGAAACCAAAGTTAAAAAAATGCTTAACAGAGGTTGGACAATGGATACAACTGAACCTACAAAAACTATCGAACCAGAAATGGTTCAAATCGAAGAAGATTCTCACGAAGAGATCGATCATGATGAGGAAAAAGTATAATGGCAACATTAC